ATGTCTGAGAAGACGGTTCTTTTCAACCGGACCTTTGCCGAAGCAAACCGGACCCGGGCACGGTACCGGATTCTCATGGGCGGTGCGGGATCGGGCAAAAGCCTGAACACGGCCCAGGATTTTATTCTGAAGCTGTCGGACGAGCGGTTTGCCGGAGCCAACCTGCTGGTGATCCGCAAGACGGAATCCTCCTGCCGGCACAGCGTTTTTGAGGAGCTGTGCGGTGCGGTACGGCGGATTTTCGGGGCGGATGCCTGCCGGTTCTGGCGCATCCGGCAGGAGCCCATGGAGCTGCAGTCTCTGGTAACCGGCGGGCGGGTCGTGTTCCGGGGAATGCGGGAGGACAGTCAGCGGGAGAAGATCAAAAGCGTTTCCTTTGAGAACGGCAAGCTGACCTGGATCTGGTGCGAGGAGGCAACGGAGCTGGAGGAGGCGGATCTGGAGCTGTTGGACGACCGTCTGCGGGGCGATCTGTCGGCGCTGAATCCGGCGCTGTTCTATCAGATTACGCTGACGTTCAATCCGGTGTCGGCGTCCCACTGGCTGAAGCGCCGGTTCTGGGATGCGCCGCCGTCACCCGAGATCTTCCGGCATCACAGCACCTACCGGGACAACGCCTTCATCGGCGGAGAATACGCCGGCCGCATGGAGCGCAGACGGGAGGCGGATCCCGTGGGGTACGCCGTCTACGCGATGGGCGAGTGGGGCGCGGTGGGATCCGGGCTGATTCTGACCCACTGGGACACGGCGCTTCTGGATCCGTCGGAGAAATTCTACGACCGGTGCTGGATGGCCCAGGACTTCGGCTACAACCACGCGGACTGTATTCTCCTCGTGGGGATGCGGGACGGGGTGCTGTACGTTCTGCGGGAGCTGTATCTGCGGCAGATGGACACGTCGGAGATCATCGAGCGGGCGATCCGGGAGGGCTTTCCCCGTCACCTGCCCATGTACTGCGATTCGGCGGAGCCCGACCGGATCCGGATGTGGCAGAAGGCGGGCTTCCGGGCGGTCCCCGTGGTGAAGGAGCCGGGCAGTGTGACGGCGCAGATCGATACGCTGAAGCAGCACGGTCTGGTGGTGGACAGCCGATGCGAAAACGTACTGGACGAGCTGCACTCCTGGCGGTGGCAGAAAAACGAGCAGACGGGCGAGATTCTGGACGAACCGGTCCCGGTGCACGACGACGCCATGGCCGCACTCCGGTACGCCACGGAGCCCATCCGCCGGGGAGGGACGAAGCCCCGCTCCCTCTCCAAAGCCAGTCTGGGGCTGTTCTGAATCTTCTTTTTTTACGCCGGGAAGAACATTTGTTCCTGCTAAAAGCAAAAGAAAGGGTGAAACACAATGCCTGAAACAAAGGAAATCCTGCAGGTTCTGCAGTCCTTCTGGAGGACGGAAGCACCGCGGCTCACCCGGCTGGAGGGATATTATCGGGGAAAGCACGACATTCTGCGCGCGCCCCGGGATCCGCTGAAGCCGGACAACCGTCTGGTGAACAATTTCTGCAAAAACATCACGGACTGCACCGTGGGATATTTCATGGGGAGCGGCGTCACGTACTCCGCCGAGGATCCCCGCACCGCCGCCATGGTAACGCGGATCGGGGCGCAGTGCGACGAACGCTTCGTCAACAACGCTCTGGCCCGGGATCTGTCCGTCTGCGGCCGTGCGGCGGAGCTGGTCTGGTACCGGGATCCGGCCAATCCCCGCTTCACGCCTCTGCCGGCCGCTTCGGTGGCGGGGGTGTACGACGACGGGGTGGAGCCTGCCCTGCGGTATGCCGTCCGATGGTACCGTTCCTCCGGCAGGGAGGGCACGGAGGTGGAGGTCTACGACAGCGAGGCGGTGACGTCCTATCACTGGGACGGACACGCGCTGACGGAAATCTCCCGCACGGAGCATTTCTTCGGGGAGGTACCGGTGGTCTTCTACGACAACAACCGGGACCGCCAGGGGGATTTTGAGCCGGTGCTCGCGCTGTTCGACGCTTACGACCGGCTGCAGAGTGCGTCGGTCAACGATTTCGAGCTGTTCGCGGACAGCTATCTGGCCATCTCCGGCATGGGCGGCACGGACGAGGAGGATCTGGCCCGGATCCGGCGGGATCGGGTGATTCTCCTGGACGAGGGCGGTGAGGCGAAGTGGCTGACGAAAACGGTGAACGACGCCTACATCGAGAATCTGAAATCCCGCATTGCCGGGGATATCTACCGCTTCTCCGGGACGGTGGACATGGCGGAGGAGACGCTGGCGGGCAACACGCTCTCCGGTGTGGCAATCCGCTACCGTCTTTTGAATTTCGAGAACCGGGTGGCGGTGACGGAGCAGTATTTCCGCCGGGGGCTGGCGAAGCGCTGGCGGCTGATCTGCCGGCTTCTGAATCTGATGGGCGGCGGATACGATGCCGACTCCATCCGTCCCCATTTCGTGCGCAATCTGCCGGGACTGCCCGAGGAGGCGGCAAGCATGGCACAGAAGCTGACGGGAATCCTCTCCCGCCGCACGGTGCTGGAGGGACTGCCTATGGTGGAGAACGCGGAGGAGGAGCTGCGCCGCATCGCCGGTGAATCCGCGGAAACGGAGGAGATCGGATGAACGACGAGCAGATCCGCACGGAAACGGAGCCGGCCGAGGAGATAGCCGCAAAAGAAGAAACGCGTCCCGAAGAGGCACCGGCAGAGGAGGCAGGGGAGCGCATTCGTGCCCTGGAGGAGGAGCTGCGCCGCACAAAGGAGCAGTTTGCCCTGCGGGAACGCCGGCTCTGCTGCGTCGGGTATCTGCAGAAGCAGGGCCTGCGGGAGGAGCTGGCGGAGATTCTGGTGACGGAAGCGGACGGGGATATGGCACAGGAGGAGATTCTGCGCCGTGTCGCACTGCTGGCCGAGGCCGTGGAGGAAGCCGCCGTCCGCCAGCTGCGAAGCCGTGCCGTGAGTATGTCTCCCCGCTCCGGGACGGAACCTCTGCTCACCGGCGACCTGATCCGCCAGACCCCCGTGGCCCGTCTGGCGGAGATGATGGGAAAGTAAGACGGGGAGAAACGGGGAGAAACGGGTCGCATTCGGCGGGATGAGTCGCGGACTCCTCCCGGAAAGCTCCGCAAAGAACTTTATACATGGGGGAAACAAATGCGTTTAGCGTAAAAGATATAAAAGAGGCCCCGGAAAAAGTTGGCGGAGACCGCTCAAAAACAAAACGAAAGGAAAAAAGTATGGCAAACGAAAACGTGATTTACGACAATCTGGTACTGGAGACAAAGCTGACGGAGCTGCTGAATTCCCGACTGGAGGTTCGTTCGCTGATGACGGTGGACGATTCTCTGACGGAGGGCGCGGGCCTGACCAAGGTGATCAACCGCTATACCTACAGCGGTGTGGTGGAGGAGCTGGAGAACGGCGAGGCCAATCAGTCCGCCGGCACCCTGAGCTTCACTCCCGAGAGCTACACGGTGAAGCGATATCAGCAGACCTTCCGCTACAACGATATGGACGCCATGAAGGATCCGGCGCTGATCGACATGGCGCTGGCCGGTGCGGCGGACGTGATGGCCAATCAGCTTCGCACCGAATATTTCGCGCAGCTGGCGAAGATCGAAAACCGCCACGCCTTTGCGGGCGACACCCTGACCTACACGGACATCGTGGAGGCGCTGGGCGATCTGGGCCGCGAGGTGGAGGACGGCCTGTTCATTCTGATGGGGGCGGACGGCCGCACCGCCATCCGAAAGGATCCCGACTTCATGGCGGCGCATCAGGGTGATATCCTGTACAGCGGTCAGTTCGGTACCCTGTGCGGTATTCCGGTGCTGTTTTCCCGTCTGGTGCCCGCCGGCAAGGTCATCATCACCGACAAGGCGGCGGTGAAGTTCTTCGTCAAGAAGGAGGCCGGCGTGGAGCAGAGCCGCAACATCGAGACCAAGGAGAACACCATCGTCTACGAGCGTCACGGCGTGATGGCTCTGGTGGACGACACCTCCTCCGTGATTCTGGGCAAGGCCGCGGATCTGCTGGCGGTGACGGCGGTATCGGACGGCGATGAGCTGACGGTGACGATGAACGGCGGTGGCCGTTCCGGCGCGATGTACCGCTACGGCTGGGACAAGGCGGTTCCGCTGGCCGGGGAGGACGTCTCCGGCTGGACACTCTGGGACGGCGGCGCAATCCCTGCGGCAGGCACTTCCCTGATTTTCGCCCAGGTGGACGCGGACGGGCTGGTACTGGCGGCCGGCGCGGCAGAAATCGCACAGTAAACCGAAAAGGAGGACGGGCAATGATAACAGCCGAACAAATGCGGGAACAGCTGGGTCTGGATCCCGATGACGCGGGGCAGGACGGGCTGATTGAGACGCTGATCCGGCAGGCGAGGGAGTACGGACGGACGTACTGCCGCCTGCGCCCCGAAGAGGACGTGCCGGAGTTTCTGCTCTCGCGCATGGTGGCGGAGGACTACAACCGTCTGGGCGGCAGCGGCCTTTCCTCCCGCACGGTATCCGGAGCGTCGGAGTATTATCTTTCCGGCTACAGTGACGACGTGACGGCGATCCTTCGCTCCCTGCGGCATTTCCCGGATCCGGGGAGGAGATGCGGATGCTGACGGGAAAGCTGAAAAAATGCACGCTCTGGAGCGTGCCGGAAACGGATGCCGGGGGAAAGGAGAACCGGCTTCTGCTGGGAGAAATACGGGCGGCGTTTTCCACCTATTCCAGCGAGGAAACGGCGGAGGACGACGTAAGCCGTTCCATGGAGACGGTGTACGCGGTGATTCCCGCCCGCTACGCCCCGGCGGGAGGATTTTGCCGCTCCATGCTTCTGCAGTGGGGGGAGGCTTCCTTTCGGATGCTGAATCCGGTCTGCCTGGGTACGATCTGGTCGGTGAAGTGTCTGCGAGTACATCTGTGAGGATGGGAGGAGACGGAATATGGTACGGTTTGAGACGATTCTGCAGGCGGTAACCGGTGCGCTGAGCGTTCCGGTGATGCCTGCGCCCGCCCGGGGAGTGCTTCCCTGCGCGGTATACCGGTATTATCCCGGGGAGAGCGACGGCGTAATGGCGAAAAGCCGCATGGAAATACGGGTGATTACGCCCACCTCCGCCGCGGCAGTACGGGAGATGCAGGCCTTGCGCCGGGCACTGGTGCAGGAGGGAGACAGCGGCGTTCTCGAGGACGAGGGCGGAACGCTTCTGGTCTGCGAGACGGCGGAAGGCAGCGGCGCGGGTTATCTGCGCGGATGCGGGATGTATTATATGAAAGCGGGTTTTGAAATCTGCGGCAGGGCGTAAAGGCGAAAGGAGAGGACAACATGATCGAAGAGGAAAAGCGGTTCGGGCTGGGCGCGGGGAAGCTGTATATTGCTCCGGCCTCCGTATCGGAGGAGGCGGCGGTATCCCCCATCTGGTATGCCGGACCCACGAAGGGAGGCGTGACGCTGGCGTACACGGCCAAAATACACGAAATTACGGACTGGTGCGGACGGCTGGTGCGCTCCGTCCGGTACGGCGAGAAAATCCGGCTGGACGGCGAGCTGGTGCGGCTGTATCCCCAGGGGATTGCCCGGGTGATCGGCGCGTCTCCCCGTCCGGGACAGCTGGAATGGGGCGGCGTCTGTCCGCAGGGGAAAACGGCGCAGGTGCGTGCGGTGCTGATCTGCCGTCTTCCCCGGGAGGCGGGCGGCGGTGAAATGCGCTTCTCCATGCTGGCGGGGGCGTCGGCCGGGGCCTCTCTCTCCCTCAGCGGCCAGCGGGATTCGGCGGTCCGCTTTACGCTGACGGCGGAGACGGACGGCGCGGGCTTCTCGGGAAGGATGGTGCTGGTATGACGGACGTGATGCTGGTTTCCGCCCGGGGGACGCTGGTCTTCGGACAGCCGCCGTTCGTTCTGCATCGCCTGGATCCGGGGACACCGGCCCTGTGCGGGACGGCAGTGGGGCAGCGAACGGCGGAGATCGTCGGCTATATTCTCCCCGCGGGGGAGACGGCGGCAGAACGGGCGGCGGAGATGGAAAAAGCACGCCGTCTCCTCTGCCGCATCGTCGGCGATCCGGAGGGATTTGCCCTGCGCGTGGGGGATCGGGAAATTTTGCTGACGGCGCAGAGTGCCCCGGAATTCTCCGCGGAGGCTCCCCTGACCGGCACGGATGCGGCGCGCTTTACCGTTCGCGGCGTCAGCCGGGGAGAGGACGGATGCTTTGCCGGGGAGCCGGTTCGCTTTGCCGTCCCGGGACAGAGCGGAATGCTGACGTTTCCTATGACGGTGACGGAGCGGACCGTGTTCGGCAGTCAGGCTCAGTCCGGGCGTTTTACCGCGGTGAATCCCGGGGACGGGGCGGCGGGCTTTACGCTGACGGCAGAGGCGGAGGGCGGCGGAATCGACTCCTTTACGCTGTTTCTGGGGGAGGATTTTCTGACGGTGCGTCATCCGCTGACCGAGGGCCAGTCGCTGTGTATCGATACCCGGCCGGGGCGGAAGGACGTGACGGCGGCGGGCGCTTCGGTTCTCGCGGAGACGGATTGGCGCAGTACGTTCTTTGCTCTTTTGCCCGGAGAAAATACACTCCGTTGGAGCTGCACGGGAACGGGGCATCCGAGGCTGACCTTTGCTCTGACGCCCCGGTATCTGACAGGAGGCGGCTATGGATATTCGGATTTTTGACGAGGATCTCCGACTGACGGGGATCTGCGACCGGATTCTGTCCTGCACGGTGCGGGAGGAATTTGACGCGGAGGGGGCGTGTACGCTGACGGTGCCGCTGTCCGCCGCCCGGGAGATGCAGACGGACAGGATTCTGCGTTTTCCCGGTGCGGAGGAGGATTTCGTGATCCGCTCCGTTCACCGGGACAGCGCCTCGGGGATCTGCCGGGTAGAGGGGAGCGGGCTGCTGTCGTACTTCTCCCGCCGGATTCTGGCGGATCCGGTGACGGCGTCGGGGGAGGCGGAGGGGATTCTCTGCACTCTCGCCGAACGATGGGGTGCGGCGGTGCTGGCGGGACCTCTGCGGACGGAGCGCACGGGCGTTTCCGGCTCCGCATCGGCGGCTACGGGACACGACACGCTGCTGACGGCCATGAAGCGGATCTGTGCCGCCGCCGGAGTGGGGATGTCGCTTCGTCTGGATGCGGACCGGCGGGAATTCGTTTTTTTCGTGCGGGCGCGGCGGGAGAGCGGACGGTTTCTCTCCCGCTCCGCCGGGACGCTGACGGGACTGAGCCGGACGGAGGATTTTACCCGGTACAAAAATCGCGCCGTCGTCATCGGAGTCGGGGAACGGACGGCCGTGGTGGACGCGGCGGGACTCTTTGACGACGGCACGGACGATGCTTCTTCCCCGCTGCGGGAGATTTTCGAGGATGCGTCGGATCTGGCGCTGGGGCGATTTGACGGAGAGGACGCCTATCTGGACGCCCTCCGGAGCCGGGGACAGCGGATCCTTGCCCAGCATCGCCCGGTCCGGTCGCTGACGGCGGAGATCCCGGAGGATACGGCGCGGCAGATGCGTCCGGGAGACGTATGCGCCGTGACGGACGACGTGCTGGGGATTCAGACGCAGGCGCTCTGCACCGCCCGGACGGTCAGCGGGGACGGTGAATCCCTGCGGTACGCGGTGACGGTGCGGATGCTGAACAGTTAAACGAACGAAAGGATAACATATATGGAAAAATCATTCCCTTTTAATGCGGTTGTCACGGACGGCGCGGCGGATCGCGTCTACAGTGCGGAGGATTTTGCGGCGGAACGGGCGGCCTACGTCTCAAACGGCGTGACCGCGGAGGGGGCGCTGGCGGTATCGCCCTCCTCCTCCGGCGGTCTTTCGGCTGATATTGCGGCGGGCATCGCGGTCATCGACGGCTATACCTATTTCAATACCGCCGTTCTGACGCTGCCCGGGGAGACGGCCCACGCTTCCCTTTCCCGCATTGACCGGGTGGTCCTGCGGCTGGATCTGGCGGCCAGGGAGATGCGCTGTGTGCGCCTGACCGGTACGCCCGCTTCCTCTCCGGTGCCTCCCGCCTGTACGTGGAACGAAACGGTGCGGGAGATGACGCTGGCGGAGATTGCGGTGGCGGCGGGGGCAAAGGCTCTGACGCCTGCGGTCATCACGGACAGCCGCCCCCGCGCGGATTACATTCTCAACCGGCTGGAGGTGAGCGAGCTTCTGGCGCAGTACGAGGCGGCTCTGCGGGAGTTTTTTGACGCAGAGGATGCGCGGGCGCTGGCTTCTGCGGCGAAAACGGTGCGCACCGATGCGGGAGCGGATACGGTGCTCTGCGGAGACGGCACGTACCGCCCGGCAAGTCTGGACGGATTCGCCTACGAGGAGCTGGTACGCTTCACGGCGGACGGAACCTTCAACCCGGCGGAGTATCCCACCCGGGACGGTCTTTATCACGTGATTCTGCAGGGCGGCGGCGGATCCGGGGCGTACGGTACTGCCGCCAACAAATCCTACGGCGGGGAAGCGGGGGGATTTCTCTCCGTCAGCCGACTTCCCCTGCGCAGCGGCGTCCGCTATCCGGTGAAGGTGGGGGCCGGCGGTCAGGGCTTTGCCCCGGAGACGGGCATCAGCATCGTGGGCAAGGGATACGACGGCGGCGCTACCTCCTTTGCGGGATTTTCCGTTTCCGGCGGACGGGGCGGCATCTACGGCAGTGACACCTCCTTTGAGACGCCTGCCGTGTCCGGAAGCTTCACTCACGAGGTGGGCACCACCGGATCCTCCGGCAAGGGCGGCGACTCCCTCTTTGCGGCGGGCGGCAGAAACAATATGAGCGGTGCCGGCGGTGCGGGAGCCATGGGTTCCGGCGGCGGTGCGGCCTACAAGTCGTCCAACGACGGCTCCTATCTTAGCGGCAAGGGCGGCGACGGACTGGTGATTATCTACGGCGCACGTCCGCTCTGATCGGTCTTGACGGGGATTGACGTAACGGCGGCCGCCGGGGAGATCGGCTGGGAGAAGGTGCGGGCGGCGGGGGTGGACTTCGCTATGATCCGCGTCGGATGGGGACGGACGAGGGACGCGCGTTTCGAGGAGAATCTGGCCGGCGCGGACCGGGCGGGAATTGCCGTAGGGGTGTTCCACATGCTCTGTGCGTCGGATCTGCACGGTGCGCTGGAGGAAGCGGAGCTGTTTCTCTCGCAGATCCGGCCGCACCGGGAGAGAATCCGGCTGTGGACGTGCTGCCGGGCGGAAAGCGGGACGGCGGGTGTGCTGTACGGCTTTCTGCGGCGGGTGCAGGCGGGGGGATTTTCCCCCATGCTGAGCGCGCCGCCGGAGCTTGTGCGGTCTCTCCCCGACGGAGGGCGTGCCTTTCCGCTGTGGCTGCTCTCCTGGAACGTGCCGGAATACCGGGCGATGCAGTTCTGTCCCCGGATATGGCAGTACGACAGCGGATTTGCGGACGGCGTGACGGTGCGGATCCCCCGGAACCGGGGCTTTTTCGGCTGCCGCATGCCGGACGTGCCGAGGATTTCATAAGGAAAAAGGAGGAAAAACGGATGAACGAATCGGGATTCTGGAAAACCGTGCGGGAGAAGCTTTCATCCCGCAAGCTGTGGGCGGCGGTGCTGTCCATGGGAATATCGCTTACGGCGGTGTTCTTCGGCGATATGCTGACGGCGGAGATGGTGGACGCGCTGGAATGTGCTGCCGCCGCGGCCGTGGCGTATATCTTCGGCGAGGGTGCGGTTGACGCCGCCCGCGCTCTGAAGAAATAAAAAGGACCGCGGACTTCTTTTTCGGAAGTCCGCGGTTTTCGCGTTGTCAGCTTTCGAGCTTTTCCATTTTTTCCACGGTGGTTTTCAGCTGTTTGTCCAGTGCCGTGGAGAGCTTCTTGTAGGTGGAAGCCAGATTGGAGGATTTGAGCTTTTCGGTCAGGTCACGGAGAGTCTCCATAGCGGTAATAACCTTCTGGTAGGAGAAGCCGAAGTCGATGGAACGGGTACCGGGGATCAGATCCAGTACCTGTGCGTCTTCGGGAGAGTCGGAGAGCTTGCCCTTCATGGTGGTGTCAAAGAAGGCGGGACGCACGTAGTTGTAGTGCTGGCAGGAGAGAGCCTCGGTGACGGCACCGATCATCTCCAGCTTGCCGTCGTGGATGGAGGGCACGCCCCAAAGCACGTCGGTGGCTACGGTCTTGTATTCTTTCTGATCTTCGTCCAGCTTGGGTGCGGGCAGGTAGCCGTAGATGATCTCTGTATCGCGGATGAAGTTGCAGACCTCGCGCAGATTGCAGTATACGGTCAGCGCCTTATTCTGGGCGAAGATGGGCGCACCGTAGTCGGCGTCGTGCTTGAAGGTGTAGTTCTGGAGAACGGGCTCCATTTTTTCCAGATATTTCAGTGCCTTGTCCATATTGAAGTTTACCACGGGCATATTGTTCTCGTCCTTCTGGAAGACGGAGACACCCATGCTGTTCTGGAAGGTGTACAGAGTACCCGGATCCCATACGAAGCCGAACTGATCTTCTTCCGTCATCACGCCGTCACCGTTGAGGTCCTGGGTGGCGGTGGAGATGAACTCGATGTAATCGTCCAGATACCACTCACCGGCGAATACCTTGTCGTAGGGGATGGTCAGATTCAGATCGGAAGCCAG